ATTCATATATTTCTCGCGCAACGCCAAGCGGTCTTCCAGTGACATTCCAAGAATTTCCTGATCCACAATGTCCTTCGTGGTGCAATGGCAGTTAATGCTTTCTTCCGCAGGGAGTGATGTATCTCGCGGACACATAGGGTAGTATGTGCCGCCGTTCCTGCCGGTAAGTGTAAACGGTTCCCTTTTGAACACCTGCTGCCCGCTTATGGCAACATGATTTTCTCTCGGGTGCGCTGCGCCGGTATGTACCCATTCTTTTTTATAGCAGGAAGGGTTCTGTATTCGGGCTTCCTGATGTGCATACTCTTCCACGCGGAGAACTTCCGTTACCGCAACTCTGCGGCTGCGGTAACCGCACTCCCGGATGCCACTGTCCGCAATGGCCTGTGCCACTTCGTCAATGGTCTGCTTCTGCTCCTGTGCGTCCAGCAAGATTTTCTCAATGCCGTCTTTCGTGTTCAGGTGCATAATATCGGCAAGCTGCTGGCTCCATCCTTTGATAAAAGCCTCTGCCGGTCTTGTTATCCTATCGTCAACAACTTCCCCCAGTTCCACGTCTGCGGAAATGATCCACTGCTTCGTAAATCTGTGAAGCAATTCATCAAATTGCTGATAGAACAAATCATACAGAGCTTTTTCCATTTCGTCAGAGCTGCTAATCTCAGGCCAGACGTTTTCCATGAAATCATCTACCCCGGAAGCACTCTGCAACCTTGCCAGCACTTCGTCCACATTGTTCTCCACTGCTGCCGTTACGCCATCCTCAATGGTTCCCATGTGGCTGACTGCAACTCCTGCTTCCACATACCCCTCTTCATTGAGCTGCTCTTCAAGGTCATTGTCCGCTTTGGCTATGTACTGCTCAATCGCTTCCAGCAGAGGTGCCACATTCAGTTTCATGTTTCCCAGCCTCCTGTCTTACGATCACGCAGCCTTCTGGCAGATCAATGTCCATATCCGTTACAGGAATGTCCACACTGAGTACCGGTATCTCCCCGGGTTCCTGCTTGAGCTGGTATCTGCTCGCATACATTCCAAGGTCAATGCCATTTACAATGATGTGAGTCATATATTTGCTCTTCTTATCACTGGTTTTGATACTGATTTTCATTGCTCTCCCTCCTGCGCTTTGATCTCTTTCAACAGTTTCTGGACAGATTTCATTACGGAAACCACTTCGTCCGGCGTATTATTGCTCTGAGCTTTCTGAATCTGCTGTGTGAGTTGCGCCGCGATACCATTCACGTCAGCAACGGAAGAGTTCCGCTCAGAGTATATCTTCAATGGAATATCGCCCCATTCCTCTTCGTAATCCTCTGAGGTTTCACCCAGCATACGGTAAACCACGTCTTTTGCCTTATTCGGAGTCAGTCCGCCTGCATTGTTGCTTACTGTAAGAATCTTGTACAGATCATCTGGGTTCGTGATATTCGGTGCAAGGAAGTATGCCTCCACATGTTTGAACTGGTAGCCATTCAGCAGCTTATTGTTTATCACCCATGCCAGAGATATTCGCTCTGGCTGGAAGACCTGCTCTTCAGTGACCTCTTTCGCCGTCTGCGCTGTAGCACGATTGAAGTCTGTGGTGTAGCCCACATACAGATCTGGCAGTAAGAACGCTGACTGCACTCTCTTCCGGTTATTTTCCAAGTATTCCTGAAACAGCTCGTCTTTTTGGAGAATACTGGCAATGTCCTTGATCTCAATTTCCGGCTTGTCGCTGGTGTCAAAATCGGTGCGCTGCTCTGCATTTTCCGCTTCCAAAACAATAAAGGCGTGCTGCCCCTGCTCGCCCTTAATTCCGTTCATATACTCTTGAAGCTTTGTGTAGCTGTCTTCTGTCAGAGTGCCGCCCTTAATCATAATCAGCAGCGGCGTGTGCCGTCCGTTGATAAAATAATTATTATTCAGGCTCTCCGCTCTCCGGCTGCCGTCTACTCCTAAAAGCTGTCCTATCCACCGGACCTCACCGTATGGCTTGGTTCCAATGGCAAACTCAAGTATTTCATTGGCCTGCCATTTACGATCCAGAGC